CTTTCCTTTGAGCAGTTCTTCCAAATCATTAAGAGCGATGTCCTCAACATGGTTCAGTCCCCCATGTACGAAACACTCGTAGTCCCTATCTTGGCAGAACTTTTCAACACGACGAACGAGACCCTTGTAGAGTGTATGACTCGCAGTATTGAAAAGTCGTATCTTACCATCCCATACTCTATTCCGATATGATGGCATAAACTTAGCACCCGGGACTTCAAAGGTAAAGTAGTCAGATAGTTCTTGTGCTAGTCCTCTGTCGCAATCTATCTTAACGTAAACCTCATCCTTGGGTAGGATGTCTATTCTATCCATTAGTCCACTTTATCCAATCAATCGCATTCTTAATTTGGAATCCTCGGTTGTTAATACTCTTGAGGACTGCTTCGATATAGTTGACCTTCTCTTGTTGGAGTGCTAGTTTCAGATTTAGATCGATGAAAGCATCATCAGACTCGATGTAGGTATCAATCTCGTTCTTGAGGATTTTCTTATAGAACTGGTCACGCCCTAACTCTTGTAACTCATCCTGATCCATCTCACCAAGATAATACTCTGTTAGGGTGCGCTTGAGTTTCGCACGTTGAGCAAACATACGCTTCAACTGTGCATTCTCTCCCATGTAGATTTTGAGGTACTTGTTATGGATGACAGGAATCTTAGTAGACTCGTCTCCAAGTTCGGTCTCATCCATCTTACAGTCTTTGTCCCACTCGGACACGATGTCTTCAATTTTCATAGCAATTCCACAGGTAAAATAATATAGAGTATAACAGATTATACGATGGTAGTCAACTCATATTTTCTATAGGCAAAACTAACAGATGCTGATAGATACTCGACATCTGTCTGTTCAAGATTGAAGTCTAAAGAGGAGAGAGACACTGGATACATGTCCACGAACTTCACTTCTATATTTGGTTTGAATGAACCAGTGGTAACGATTAGAGACCCATCAGAGTATACGTCACCTTGTGGTAGCAGAGGGGTTGCAGTTCGCACTGCTCTACTCTGTGTAAAGTTATCGGGGTAACCCAAACCAATCAACCAGTCGTAGATTTCTCTGAAGTTCTTTAAGTCCTCGTCTACACGGAAATTCAAATTGAGCAGTGAGAATACCAGTTTGTCACCCGGGACAGGGAGTTTGATGAATGTGTTTTCCACTGTGTCGATCTGCCCCATTGTAATATCTGGTATTGCCGCAGACGTACAGAAATAGTTCACGTGAGGCAATCTCTTGATCGTGAACTTAAATCCGATAGGGGATAGAAAACTTTTGTTCTCTGGTTGTGAACCTTGTAGTGCCATTGCTTACCCTCATAAAGTTACTACTATTTATAAGGCAAAAAAAGAGGGGGCATCGCGCCCCCTCAATTCGCTGACTAGAGTCAGTCTTTTTATTACATAAGGTTTGTAACCTTAACGAGGCGGTAGTAGATGTTACCATCTCCAGTACCCAAACGTGCCGCAACACCGTTACCGTCGTTAGTTGCAAATGGATTAGCAACCATGCCGTAACGAGTCTTGAACCCGATTTTAGGTTGGAAGGTGTTCTCACCAACTGCACGAACCATCTGGAGTGGTACGTATGGGCAGTAGAAGAGACCAGCATCGAAAGCATTGCTTCCCTTGTAACCAATAGTGTAGTAGTTATTGGTTGCGTCTGAGAAGTATGGATCGATGTAAACACGGATGCGTCCATTCAGTACACCAGCGAATGTGTTACCAGTGTCGTCAACCTGTAGGTTGTTGGACAGAGCAGGAGTATAGTCAAGAACACCTGCCATCTGAAGTGCAGAAGCAACATCAGAAGAAGTGATCATGACGTTACCCTTACCGCGACGAGTTGCTTTCGCGATTTCGTTAGCATCACGCTCGATCTGGAACATCAGACCCTTGAACTTCTCAACTGACCAACGACCATTTGAGTCGGTGTCAAGATCGAAAGTACCAGAAGTCGTAGTGTTCTTCGTAGCACCAGCAACAGCAGAGTAGTTGATTGTACGAACTACTTCACGGTTGATTTCTGCCAAGATTTCAGCAGACAGGATGTTGCTGAGTTCTTGTTCTGCATCCAAACCATGGATCGCTTTAAGATCCTGTGCCAGTTCCATTGTGTACTCTGCCTTCAGCGCACGAGTAACAGCAGTTACCGCGACCTTCTCGATTGAGAATGCCATTTGAGCGAACTGAGGACCACCAGTACCACCCAACTGTTCTGCTTCAGCAGTAGTCATACCTGAGTGGGCGTTATATGCACCACCAGTAGAAGATGCTGAACGATCATTAGGATCAGTACCTGCTTGAGCACCAGTTGCAGTAGCGTTTGCTGCGAATGTGTTACCTGAGAATGATGCATCTGCTTCGTTGAAGAGTGCTTCAGTTCCAGTTTGGTTAGTGTAACGTGAACGCATTGCAAAGATCAGTCCAGTAGGACCAGTCATAGGTTGAACACCTGCGATATCGTAAGCGATAAGGTTAGGCATTGAACGACGAACCAGTGAGATAAGCACTGGATCAAAGATATCTACGCTACCAGCAGAAGCAACAGAAGATGAACTCCCCATTGCGTTAGCAGGTGCTTCACCCAACAGCGTTGGTGCGCCTGTGCCACCCATTTGCGCTGCCTGTTCACGAGCAGATACCATTTGGTTTTCCAGAAGTTGAGCAGTCACAGTACGCTTGTGAGAGTCTTTGATCTCAGGAAGATCTGAGTGCTCAAGAACTGGTTGCCACTTTTTGATAAGAGCATCAGTTGACATTGTTTTCTCCTTTACGGTTTTTATTTACCTAGTTGTATTTATAAATTGTTACTTTTTGATCGAACGAGTGATCGCGTCCATGTAACGCTTCATCTCTGGATCAACCTGAGTTTCAGTTTCTTCTTCCAGTTCAACTGGTTCAGCGTCGAAAGAAGTATCTTCATCGGAGGTCTCTTCCTGTGGGAAATAGTTCTCCTTGATTGTGTCTAACCTATCAGTATAGTCAGAGTCAGATTCAAAATCTACGCCCTCGGCAAGAGATTTCATCTTCACGATTTGTGATTCGGTTAGACCTACACATACGTCACGCAGTACAAGTTCCTTACGTACTTCTGCAAGTTCCTTACGTGCCGCGATGTTCTTTTCAACTTCTTCGTTGACTGAATCTTCCAGTTCTGTTACCTTAGATGCGAGTTCGTCAACTAAGTCAACCTTTTCGTCTGGAATGTCAATGTAGTTTTCAGCGAACAGGTTACGCAGACCAACCATAAAGTTCTCTACGATCTCGGCACGAATGCCTTGTTCTACTGCAAGTTGATTCTCTTTCATCCAGTTCTCAACCACATACTCCATGTAGTCGTCGAGACGCTGTGTCATTGATTCAACGATTTCCTCTTTCTCTACTTCCAGTTCTGCTTCAAGGTCAATCGTTACGGATTCTAGGATCTCGTTGACCTTTGAAACGACTGCCGCTTCAAAAATAGTTGTTGCTTTGCTTGTAAATTCTTCAGACAGATCCTCATCACCAGAGAACATTGCCTTTACGTCTTCAGCAACATCTACATCAGATGTAGAGATTTTCTTTAGTTCTTTGATAGAAGTTGCTTTCTTTTCAACTTGTTCTTCCATACCATGCATAGAAGCATAAAGACCTTCTAACTTCTTCTTATCGTATGCTGCCATTACAGATTGGATAGATGCCATTAATGCAACTTTAGTCTTTGGCACTTCTGTTGGGGATTTCTTAGGTGCTGCTTTCTTTTCAGCATCCGCATCCTTACCTTCTGCACCAGGCGCATCAGTTTCTTTAGTTGATGGATCAGGCACTTCAGATGGATCACCGAAAGATGCTTTTGCCTCTTCGATTTGTCCTTCTTCCTGTTCCAACATTTCCAGTTCTTGATCGGACATGTTGTTATCTCCTTTACGGTTTAGTCATTTATAGAGTATTTATAAAACTTAGAGTTTCGATAGAAAATCGCTAAAAACTCGCAATTTTGCTTCTTCCAACTCGCGCTTGGACACAGTTTTAATTTGCTTCTCATACTGAGCAACG